GCTAAAGATCCTAATTCAAGACTGAGACAGGCCCGTAGAAGATGGAAATGTTAAGGAGAAAAATATGCCAGGAACTATGAAAAAACCAAAAATGATGGGTGGTGGTATGATGAGAAAAGATACCATGATGAAAAAAGGTGGAAAGATCCCTCCACAACTAAAAAAATTCATTATGGCTAAAAAGAAAAAAGCCAAAATGAAAAAGAAAAAATAATGGTTAAGAAGATAAAAAAAGTTGCAAAAGCTTTAAAGAAAGCCTCTGCTTTACATAAGAAACAAAGTAAAGTTATAGAGAAGCACATTAAGGAGATGAAACGTGGCGGATCCAAAAAAAGGTACGGGTAAAAAACCTAAAGGATCTGGACGTAGACTTTATACGGACGAGAATCCTAGAGATACTGTCCGTATAAAATTTGCAACACCAGCAGATGCGAGAGCAACTGTTGCAAAGGTCAAACGTGTGAACAAACCGTTTGCAAGAAAAATACAAATATTAACGGTCATGGAGCAACGAGCTAAAGTTATGGGTAAAAGTAAAGTTGCTTCAATCGCTAAGAAAGGAAAAGATGCAATTAGAAAACGTAATAAATCGACTGCTTAAATTTTTAAGAGTTAGATTAGATTCGCTATCTATGTCAGTAACATCGGGTGGTGTTGACAACATGGAGAATTATAAGTATATAATAGGACAGATAAACGCCTACGAGGCAACACTACAGGAAATCTCTAACCTGCTAGAAGATAAGGAGCGAAATGGAAAAGGAACAGTCATCGATATTAACACCAAACAATAAACTTGTTGGTGTAAAAAAATCAGAGAAAGAACCAAAATTACCACAACCAACTGGTTGGAGACTTTTAGTTTTACCTTTCAAGATGAAAGAAAAAACTAAGGGTGGATTAGTATTAGCTGAAACAACTTTGGAGAAGCAACAAGTTGCATCTCAAGTTGGATTGGTTATGGCTATGGGTCCGCAATGTTATAAGGATAAGGAGAGATATCCCGAGGGTCCATGGTGCAAGGAAAAAGATTGGGTTATGTTTGCACGTTATGCAGGTAGCCGAATCAAAATAGAAGGTGGTGAGATGCGTCTGCTAAACGACGACGAAGTTTTAGCAACAATTGATAGTCCAGAGGACATCTTGCATGAGTTTTAATCATAGGAAGGAGACGCTATGCCAGACGAAGAAAACAAAACAGTAGATATTGATACATCAGGACCTGATGCTACAGTAGATATTGAAGAAACAAAAGACGAGTCGGTTGTAGAAACCGAAGCGCCGAAACAAGAAACAACGGAACAAGAAACAGTAAAAGAAGAAACAAAATCAGATAGTGAGTTAGAAGATTACAGTAAAGGTGTACAAGCTCGTATTGCGAAATTAACTCGTAAAATGAGAGAAGCAGAGAGAAGAGAACAAGCTGCTGTAGAGTATGCAAAAGCTGTAGAACAGAAAAGACAAACTTTAGAAAAAAAGTTTGAAAAAACTGATTCTGACTATATCAAAAAATTTGAGTCAACAATATCTTCAGGTTTAGAAGCTGCACAAAAAGAATTAGCTGCAGCAATTGAATCTGGTGATGCAACTGCTCAAGTTGAAGCTAACAAAAGAATTGCAACACTCGCATTTGAGAATGCAAAACTAGAGGCAGCTAAAGAGGGAAGACAAACAGTAGAGGCTGAGAAACCTGTACAAAACCTTTCTCAAGGTGGAGATGTAAACATCCCTCGAACAGATGATCCAATAAACCCTGATCCTAGAGCCGAAGCATGGGCTGCTAAGAACAGTTGGTTTGGAACTGATAGAGCAATGACTTATACTGCATTTGAGATACATAAGGATCTTACTGAAAAAGAAGGGTATGATCCAAGTTCTGATGAGTATTATGCAGAAGTTGATAAACGTATTAGAGTTGACTTCCCGCATAAATTTGGTACAACTGAAACTAAGCAAACGGCCGCCCCTGTTCAGACAGTGGCTTCTGCTAATAGAAGCGTAAAGCCAGGTCGCAAAACTGTGAAGCTCACATCCTCACAGGTCGCAATAGCGAAAAAATTAGGTGTGCCACTCGAAGAGTACGCAAAACAACTAAAAAACACGGAAGGAGCGTAACATGGAAAAAGAAAATAAAAACACTTCTCGTGCGAACGACACACGGTCAAAGTCTGAAAGACCTAAAGTGTGGGTTCCACCATCATCTCTAGATGCACCCCCTGCGCCTGATGGATTCAGGTACAGATGGATAAGAGCAGAGAGCGTTGGTTTTCAAGACACTAAAAACATATCTGGAAGATTAAGAGAAGGATATGAACTTGTTAGAGCCGAGGAAATAGAAAACGCATCTGATTATCCAGTCGTCGACGACGGCAAATACAAGGGGGTAGTTGGGGTTGGAGGCCTTCTTCTTGCGAAGGTACCAGAAGAAATCGCGAAGCAACGTCAAGAATACATGACTAAACGTCATGAAGACCGAAGCGATGCAGTAGCAAACGATTTAATGAAGGAGCAGGATAGTAGAATGCCGATCAATGTTGAGAGGCAATCTCGTGTAACCTTCGGTGGTACGAAAAAGTAATTTTAAATATCATCGATTAACAACTCGTACTGGAGGCCCTTCGGGGCAGGTACATAAGGAGACAACACTATGGCAAATAGAAACACAGGCGGTTTCGGACTTAAAGCGGCTATGAGAACAGGTAATACACCTTCAATTCAAGGTCAATCTAAGTACGATATTGATGCTGGTGAAACTAATGCTATTTTCAATGGAGAGCCAGTGAAGATTGATTTAAATACTTCTACTGGTGGATACATTGTAACTGCAGCGGCTGGAACTGCTATGGTTGGTGTTTTAAATGGAGTGCTTTTTACAGATGCTACTACATTAAAACCAACTTTTAGTAACTTCTACCCAGCAGCGACAACTCCAGCGAATAGCGAAGATGTCACTGCATTTGTTAATGATGACCCCTTTCAAGAATACATCATTGCATCTGACGCTACTTTAGGCGGCGATCTTGCAACAAGAAAATCAAAAATTGGTTTAACTTATGCAACGACTGCAGCAGCAGGTAGCACAACAACAGGTAAATCTTCTATTCAACTAGGAATCTCAACAGCAGCAACAACTGCTAAACAATTGAGAGTAGTTAGAGTAGCTGAAGACCCTGAAAACGAAGATCAAACAGCAGCTAATTGTTCATTAGTCGTAAAGGTGAATTTACACCAATACACTGTTGGATCGTTGGCTACGGGAATATAAGGAGAATAAACTATGGCAATATCACGATCACAGCTAGTCAAAGAACTAGAGCCAGGTTTAAATGCTTTATTTGGCCTGGAATATAAAAGGTATGAAAATCAGCATGCTGAGATTTATACTAACGAGAACAGTGACAGAGCTTTTGAAGAAGAAGTTATGTTATCTGGTTTCGGAAACGCACAAGTAAAAGGTGAAGGTGCTGGAGTATCATTTGATGATGCACAAGAAACTTACACTGCTAGATACACTCACGAGACTGTAGCTTTAGCATTTGCTATCACAGAGGAAGCTATCGAAGATAATCTTTACGATAGACTTTCTGCTAGATACACAAAAGCTTTAGCAAGATCTATGAGTAACGCTAAGCAAGTGAAAGCTATTGAGCCACTAATCAATGGTCTACCTTCAACTGCTACATTTAAGTCCGGAGATGGCGTTGCTTTATTCAGCACATCTCACACTACAGTAAGTGGACCAAATGTTGCAAACACTTTAGCAACTCAAGCGGATCTTAACGAAACGTCATTAGAGCAGTCAATGATTGACATCGCTAAAATGACTGACGAAAGAGGTCTTAGAATTGCAGCAAGAGGATTGAAAATGATCATTCCTTCAGAGCTTCAGTTTACAGCTGAGAGATTGATGAAATCTCAAGGTAGAACTGGAACAGCTGACAATGATATTAATGCAATCGTTTCAATGGGAATGGTTCCTCAAGGATACAGAGTGAACAACTACCTAACTGATTCAGATGCGTTCTATATCTTGACAGACATACCTAATGGTATGAAAATGTTCACAAGAGCTCCATTGACAACTGCAATGGAAGGTGACTTCGATACTGGAAACGTTAGATACAAAGCGAGAGAAAGATACAGCTTCGGCGTATCTGATTTCAGAGGTATCTTCGGCGTTGAAGGTGCGTAATAACTAAATTTTTTGTGGCGGACATTGTTCCGCCACAATCATAATACACGGTGAGATTCATGAAAAATTTTATAGTCAACATTTGGGCCTACGATTATCACGGAAAATTTGAGGTTCTATCTGAAGACGACCCACAATCCCTAGAAAATGCAATCCTTGACAAACTTGGAGAAAACAGTATAAAGTGGGAATATCTCGGGATCAGTTATGATAACCGAGTTAACAGAATAACCTATGAGGAGGTTATCTATGATACAAGACCTATACAAACAAAAAAGGTTCTTGGAGTTGAAGTGGGAACAGGAGCATCTGGATAATAACAGATACACTCTTGAAATGGTCAGGATTGATGACAAAGTTAGAGAAGTCATTACGAAGATCAAGCTGGAAGAAGCAGCTATTGCTCACAGACAGAATACTGTCGAAGGTGCAGCTCCAGAAGTTTCAGTAGCTACTTAATAAAAAAGCTACATCGTTGGAAAATTCCACTCCACATTACAGGCCCTCTTGCACTCTACATAAATCTGCTATATAAACTATTCACTATACAATTAAATTGAATATCGACGCGTATAGTCGACGGCCTAGAGACGGTATTCAAATAACTAGGAGGATAACACTATGGCAAACACTACGTTTTCAGGACCGGTCATTTCTAAAAATGGCTTTACAAGCACAGGTCCTGGTATGACTGTTAGCTTAACAGCTGACACAACATTAACAGTTGCTGCACATGCAGGTAGAATATTACTTTGCAACGATGCTGATGGTAAATTTACTTTACCAAGTATCAATGTAAATGCTAATGGCGCTACTTCAGGTGACAATGACTTTAACAATCTAAACAACATCGGTGCAACTTTCACATTTTTTGTTGAAACAGCTGCAACTGATATGGACATCAAAACAGATGGTACTGATAAATTTAAAGGTGCTATCATGATTGGTGTTGATGATGGTTCGAAAAAAGCTTTCGTACCAGGCGCAACTAACGATGTTATTACTATGAATGGTTCTACAAAAGGTGGAATAGTTGGTAGCGTTGTATCTTTCACAGCGATTGATACTGCTACATACATGGTTCACAATTCTTTATTGATTGGATCAGGTACAATAGTAACACCATACGCAGACGCGTAATAATTAATTAATGTGGGGCTTCGGCCCCACATAATTTAAGGAGAAAAATATGAGTTCAGATCAGAAGTTTACAAATATAGCTAGTACAGGACAGGTAAAAACTATTTCTGGTGGTTCTGTTAATTTAGGACCTTGTAGAGTAACTTACATTCAAGCAAACGGTGTAGCATCATCTGTTGTTGTGTTAAGGGATATTTCATCTGGTAGTACAGGAGATAAAGTTTTCGAAGCTGATTTTAATACAGAAGGTTTAGATATCTTCGTTCCAGGAAATGGTATTAGATTCGAAAATGGTGTTCA